CCTTAGTTTTAGCTTACATTAACTATAAACTCAAATAATCTAAATTAATTTAACCAAAATGCCCCGTAAAAGGGGCATTTTATTTTATCGTAATATAAAATTCAGTTAAATATTATTATGGAAAACATTACTCAAATCACTTTATCGGATCTTGAAGCTTTAAGAGCTATCGTAGATCTCGCGGCATCTCGCGGAGCATTTCGCGGTGCCGAATTAACACAAGTTGGTGTTGTTTATGACAAACTCACAACTTTTCTAAAAGCCGTAGTGGAGCAAGCACAAGCTGAAGCAAGTGCTACAGGCACTGTAGCTGATGGAGAAACTGATACAACTGATACAGTTAGTACGCCAATTGATTCAGCACAAGGAGGCTAACATGGCACAACAAATTAAACACGTAGGAAAAATAGGCGATAGAAAAATATTGGTACTATTTAGAGAAGTTCCGGGCGATACTCATATGTGCCTTGTTGTATATCCAGAAGTACTTAATGCGTCATGGCAAGATGCTATTCAGCGTGTGGTAGAAAGCGATATTGGACAACAAGCTAATCAGTTAGCCGATGCTTTACATCGTTCCTTACTGCCAGATGGAAGACCAATACTTGAAACATTACATCAAGAACGTATGATTAAAAAAGTTCGTTGTGCTGATGTAATTATGACTCCAACTACTAATGCTAACATTCGTTTAGATGAACTTAATAAATTAATTAACGAAATGAATCAAGGCGAAGAAGCACGTAAGAAAATGGAAGAAAATGATGCCGCTCGCGGTATGGTTGATCCACAAGTTAAACGTGCTGCCGAGGCAAAATACAGAGAAGAACAATTGGCTAGACAACAAGAATCTGAAAGTCGTTTTCAAATTCCCGATACACTTACAGCACCTACAGATGGTGTACTAAGCGATCGTGCTATTGCTGCCAATATGTTAGCACAGGCAAAGCGTATGGAACAAGAAGCAAATTCCATGATAGCCGAAGCAGCTCGTATGAAGAAAGATGCTGAGCGTATGGTACCAGGTGTTAATCCATCAGAAGCTACATGGACCCCTCCTGTAGCGGAAGCTCCGAAGCGTCGTGGTCGTCCATCTAAAGCAACTGCCGCGGTGAACGATGCTGCCAATTGATGATGTATTAGAACAGTGGGAGATTATTGTTTCGGAAGTAAACAAAACAGATGTCCCACTAGAATGTATTAAAAAAATTATTTTTAAATTAGACGATAAAAAACAACGTACTGTAAACTTACATACATTGGCAAAACAGGGTTTATCAATAGAAGACATTGAAGAAATTATTTCAAGAATGTTTGCCGAGTTAGAAGACAGAATTCGTGATGTAGATTTTATTGTTGATATTAAAAGTGTAGCGGCATTAGTTCAGCCGGAAACTGATAGACTGTTAGGAAATCTTTGAAAGTATCATTAGTATCATCAAGTCAACCTAGTAAAGAATTAGCGGACCAAGGTATTGTAAATGCCCAAGAGTTAGTGGCGTATTGTGCTAGAGTAAGTAATCCCTCAAATCAGTTCAATACAGAAACCAGCGAAAAATTAATAAGATATCTTGTTAAACATCAACACTGGAGCCCGTTAGAAACTGTTAATGCCTGTTTAGAAATAGAAACTACTCGTGATATCGCAAGACAAATACTTAGACATAGAAGTTTCAGCTTTCAAGAATTTTCTCAACGATACGCAGACCCTACTCGCGACCTTAAATTTACCACAAGAGAAGCCAGACTTCAAGATACCAAAAACAGACAGAACAGCGTCGAAGTTGATGATCAACTATTACAAAATGATTGGTATCGAGCTCAACAACGAGCCATCTATGCCGCTCAAAGAGAATATGAGTGGGCTATTAATCAGGGCATAGCCAAAGAACAAGCTCGTGCTGTACTGCCCGAAGGTCTTATTGAAAGTAGGATATACATGAATGGCACTTTGCGTTCATGGTTGCACTATGTTGAATTACGCAGTGGTCCAGAAACACAAAAAGAACACAGAGAAATTGCCATAGCCTGTGCTGGTGTATTAGAATCAATCTTTCCAATGGCTTCGGAATTTGTTGTAAAATAACAATTTATCTGCTATAATAGTAGTATGCGTACTATTAATTTCCACAGTTTTACTATGTCAGATGTAGAAGATCCTGAACTATATGCCGCGGTACCTTTAAGTAAATTTATGGATACTGATTTAGGTAAATGGATCAAAGCTAACTGCTTAGATCCTAGATATAGTGTTCGTCCTGATGTAAATTCCTATGGATATCGTGTGATTGTGTATGGCGAGGTTGAAGATATCTCTGCTACAGAATTTTATTTAAAGTTTCATAATGTTCAATAAACCCTTAGACTTTTATTTAAAATGGTCAGCTAGTTTTGTAGCGTTACTACACGTTTATTTGGTAGCACACGACGTAACTCCATATTATAAATTTTCCGGATTAACTGCCGCAATACTATGGGTATGGATCAGCATTTTATGGCGAGAACCCAGTTTAATATTATTAAATTTAATAATGATTGGCATTTATATTAAAGGCTTACTGTTTTGAAAATATTAGTTACTGGTGGATTAGGTTTCATAGGACACAATGTTGTTCGTGAGCTTGAAAATTTAAATCATAATGTGTCTATAATAGATAACAAAACAGACTACGGGTTTATATCAAAGCAGGAATTAGATTACATAATGTTTGAACGCTTTTGTAGAATAAAAACCCGTGATATAAATTACAATGACATAGAAAAATTACACGTTGATTATATGTTTAAAAATGTTGACGTAGTTGTACATTTAGCCAGCTTTCCCAGACAAAGTATAGTCAATCAAAATCCTATGGCAGGTAGTAGAGTAATGAGTGAAGGGCTATTACGGTTGTTAGAATTATCTGTAAAAAATAATGTTAAAAAGTTTGTGTATGTTAGTAGCAGTATGGTATATGGTAATTTCATCTCTACTGAAATAGATGGTATTAATGAAGACACCGATTGTTATCCTATCGGACCATATGCTATTATGAAATTAACAGGAGAATGGTTAGTTAAAGATTACACACGTAGATTTGGCATTACTCACACAATTATACGTCCAAGTGCTGTGTATGGTCCGTATGATATCGAAAATAGAGTTGTAAGTAAATTCTTAAGTAATGCTATGCGAGGAAACGAACTTGTTGTTAAAGGTATCAATGATGAACTTGATTTTACATTTGTAGATGATGCAGCTATGGGTATTGCTTTAGCTGCCACAAGCAATAATACTGACAATACCATATACAACATTACAAAATGTCAAAGTCGAACACTTCTAGAAGCCGCAGAATTAGCAATTAAAATAGCAGGCAAAGGTTCAATACGTGTAGAATCAAGGGACGATAATTTTCCTCGTCGAGGGCAATTAAATATTGTTCGTGCCAGGAAGGATTTTGGATATCATCCTACTGTAACAATAGAGGAAGGATTTCAAACATACTATGACTGGCTTAAGAAAATCAATCACTGATAAAATACATTATATTCCAACAGAGGAAGTAGAAAAAATAGTATGGAATGGCGATAGTGTTGAATATGATACAGCATTGTATGAATTAGGAAAAAACTACGATGAATTTATTGTTTTAAATCCAGCATTTTCCTTTTTGACACTAAAAGAAGAATTGCCTATCACTGCAGTAGTGGATAGTTGTATTACTTGGAAATATCAGGATTCATGGGTAGGAAAATATTTTACAAAAAACTGGATCAACGAAAAACAATACCACGAAGTAAATCTAAATCTTATATGTAAAAAAAATGCCGCTTTTAAAAATATAAAGTTTAATGACATTGCTGTTACTGATTTATATAATTTAAAATATCAAATGGTGTGGTACTTAGACAACAAATTTACAGAAGAAAAAATTTGGGTATACAAGTGCTATTTAGAAAATATAGAAACAAAAGGAACTAAATACATGGGATCCATAAGTCCTATAGACAGGTCAGCAAAAACCCCGGATGTTGTTTTTATCAGTTACAATGAAGTAAACGCCGAAGAGAATTGGCTACGTGTTTTAACTAAAGCACCCAATGCTAAACGTGTAAATGGTATCAAAGGTATTGTAAATGCCCATAAACAAGCTGCTGAACTATCTTCTACAGATATGTTTTATGTTGTCGATGGAGATGCTTACTTAACCGATGACTTCAATTTTGATTTTCAACCTGATATATTTAATAGAGAATGTGTTTATGTTTGGACTAGTCAAAATCCCATTAACAATTTAACCTATGGGTACGGCGGGGTAAAACTATTACCAAAAGATTTAGTACTTAAAGTAAACCAGTCTACAATAGACATGACTACAAATATAAGTCGCAAGTTTAAAATTTTTAATCAAGTAAGTAACATTACTAGATTTAACACAGATGAATTTAACACATTTCGTAGTGCGTTTAGAGAGTGTGCTAAGTTATCTTCTAGAATATTTTTACAAGAAGACTATTTAAAAAATAAAGAAAGATTAACAGTTTGGTGTACAGAAGGTTTTGATAAACCCTATGGTGAATGGGCTATCAAAGGAGCTTTAGCTGGCAAAAAATACGGTGAAGAAAATATCAATAATCCCGACAGTATTAGACTAATTAATAGTTTAGAATTTATAAAATTAAAATTTGAAGAGTTAATGTG